GTTCTACACCTTGAAGTATACCTTGGCCTTGACCGATCTTTGCTTGTATTTTTTCACTTTTTATAGGAATTGGTGCACCTAATTTTGAAGAAATACCTAAAGCAGGCCCCAGTTTTTCAGAGATATCTAATTTTTCCGTGACGGATTGGTTTTGATTTTTTCTAATACTTCCTTCCAACTCTAGGTCTTCAGATGGGATTTGAGAAAATGCTGTTGTCATAACCTCTCCAAAATTTGCCCTTTAGATTCAAATTCGGCTTTTAATTCGTCAAAATCTTTTTCCAAAGGTTGATAAAGTGTTTTATTACCGCTTTGGTCTGTTAATTGAACTAAAATCCGCCCTTTTGGAATTTTTTCTCTAATCTTGATTACTTCCTGTTGTTTTTCGAACTCAGGGACAAGATTTTCTAATCTTTGGTATAAAGCATCTTCTTGAGGTTTTTTAAAATCCTCGGCAAACCTTCTAGCATCTGTAGGATCAATACCTCTTGAACCATAGGTTCTATAGACTGCTTCTAATGCGTCCGCATCAAGCTTTTCTATTTCGTTTTTAATTGTGACAACTTTATTAATTAAATCGCGTCCTTCTTTGGAATTTGATAGCGTTGGAAAAGTTTTCACAAAAGAATCTACCTCAAAATTAGTTACACGACCCCCAAAGATATCTTTTGCTCCTTTAATTTGATCTGCGACTAATTTTGCGTATAGTTGGGCTTCCGGTGTGGCAAGTTGTGTAAATTTTAGTGTTCCATCTGGGTTAACATTAAATAGTTGTCCAACCCCTGAAGGTAAATTTCCACTTTTATTCAATTGATCCATTTGTCTTAAATCTCCAGCTTTTTTCTTCGAAGATTTAATTTTTTCTGAATTTGAAAGTTGAATGCCGCTATTGTCTTTATAAAAAATTTCTTGTCGCTTTACACGTTCTGCCGGTTTTAATCCTTCGAAGGGGTTATATGCAGGATCTTTTTGAAAACTAACTAAAGCATCTTGCGAAACATCAATGACATTTCCGTTTTCATCGATATTTACATTATCTTTTATGGTTTCCATTCCCTGTTGGGGTGCTGTTTGAGCCATTCCAGCTTGTGTTTTTGGTGTTAGTCCCCCTTGTCTGGATATGTAGTCAGAAACCAATCTTGTGGCTTCGGTCATTCCACCCTGTGATGAGGTTGCAAGACGAGTTAAAGCTTGGGCGGTATCAAGAGGTATTCCCAATTGTTCAAGAGCATTCTGATAAGTGGTTTGTTGTGCTCTATTTATTATGCCTTGGCCTAGGGATTCTGCTGCGGTCTGTAACCCTCTTTCGAGGGCTGTCCCACCTTGTAAAAAGTATGGTCTAAAGCTCATAAATTTTATCTCTTAAAACTTGATTTTGATGGGCTAAATCTTTAACAGAATTGATTAACAAGCCAATAAGCCCATAGATGTCTACGCCTAATACGCCGTTTATTTCAACCTGAAACTCTTCGGGTATTTCTTCTGCAATCAGACCAATTTTATTTTTGTCACCACCAGCTATTTGTTTATAGTCATATTTTTTGACCATCAAATCTTTTAAAACTTCCAAACCCTTACCGTAGGGGCGAATATTTTCTTTGACCTTTTCAGAAGAAGTTACGGTTGCACCACCCGATAAAGCCTTGATAAGAGCACCTATGCCACCTTGTTGGATAGCTGCACCTCCTAGTTGCCCTGCGACTCCTAATAAGGGGCCTAAAATTCCTTGCGATTGCTGAATCATCGGTGCTTGTGTCGGAGTAGTGGATAAACCTGATAACTGACCTAACGCCCCTAATGTTCCTGCTTGTTGCGTTTTGTAAAAATCCATCTGCTGTGCCCCTAACTGTGTCCCCAGTGAAGTAGCACTTTGAGCCAATGCTTGATTTAATGCTCCGGATGAACCAAGTCCAAGATCAGAATAATATTGTTGGATAGAGGGGATGACTTGTTGTTGATAGGTCTCAAGTGTTGGCGCGACGATGGATTCTTGAAAGAGTTGTTTCTGGGCTGCAGGATCAAACGCTAGCAAGTTCTGAAGGGCTTGTTGTGAACGTTGAGCTGTTTGGGGTGAAGTCAGACTTTGAAGAAGTTGGCGTTGGCTCGGTTCCAATAATTCGATGTTCCCCAGATTCTGGGTACCGCCGAATAGTAGGTTGCTCAGTCCCCCTGAGGTGTTGTTCATTCCCATTTTCTTTGCCCTCGTAACACATTAAGACATTTTTTGATTTTTGAAATCCATATTTTTCACTATGGCGCGGATAATTTGTAATCCAGAAAATTTTCTTAATCGCACCCTTATTTTTATATTCCAAGATGAAATCAGATAATTTTTTTACAGCTTGACCCTTATTCCAATACGCTTTGTCAACAGAATAATTTTGAATAATAAGATTTTTTGTTAATGGCTCAATGGTAAACCAAACAAACCCTTTAGTGATGTTCTCTTCATCTACAAGGACATGAAGATGGGAAAAAGGGTTTAATTCGACTTGTTTTTGATTTTGAATCAAGCAATTTATCTCGTGGTAGCGGTAGAAGTCTTCAATTATAAAATCTCTTTCCTTGATTTGCTCCACTAAATATTTAGGTATATGTAACGGGGTAAAAATTCTTACCCATCTTAGTTTTTCCATTTCACTCATTATCTACTCCGATATAGCGAATGTGGCCTATAAGTTGCCCTGCTGGTACGGCGCCTATGTTGGCGGTTGCGTTACCAGATCCAGAAGACCAAATTTCACATCTGTATGTATTGGGTATTGCATTAAGGGTTAAGTATGTTTGACCGGCACCGTAGGCTAAAGTAGCTGTTTGAACTACTCCGACAAAAGGTTTAGAAGTGCTATTAGCAACACGATAAGGCAGCTCAATATAAAGGTTTCCAGTAGCTCCACCGTTGGCTGACCACCGTAAATCGAAAAAAACATCTGTCATTAATCCTTGTCTTAAACACCAACCCACGCGCTCTTCATAAGAAAATGAGCCCGGGACTGTTGAGCCATATAATGTAGGTTGCCATTGGTCGGGTGGATTTAAAAAACTATTTAAAATTCTGCCATTTACAGTCAGAGAGATTTCGGTATCTCGGTCTTGCAGTACTTCAACAAGGTCTTCGATGTACTCATTTAAAGTTCCAATCTCTTCAGTGGGCTCAAAATTTGGATATACTGTGTCGGTTGGTAATGTCATGTCCCTACTGTCCTTGAACCAATCTTTTTAAAATAGGGCTTGAATCCGCTTATTTTCATGGCCTGATTGGCTCCACTTGATTCAATTTCTATTGAGTGTTGATAACCGATACCACCGCAAAAAATACGTTTCCATACCTTTGTTTTATAAAATTTTCGTCTATAAACAGCCCCATTTTTGACATATTGTCCATAACCGGTGGCATCTATACCATCTAAAGAGAAGAAATTTTGGTCAATAACCGTAATTGTAAACCCGTTGGTGTTGTTTAGTTCAATCATCCCCTCTACGCCATAAATGTAAATAACATCCCCGGTTTGAAGACCTGAGTTTGGACAGTTTACAACGCATGGGTTCGTTTGGCCAACGTCGTCTATGACTTGGACAAAATCCAAGTTGGGTAAAAAATTCATGTTTACAGTTTTATAGGGTGAAAACATGTCATTTTTGAAAAAACTTACGGTGGCGGTTGTGTCAATGTCGGTATCGACGTAAATGTCCATGTAGGCTAATAGACTTTCGATCCCCTCTTCTTTAAATGGTGCTAGATCTATGGTTTTTATTGTGGTCGAAATAGGTTCTCCGGCATCTGACCCACTATTTTCAAGGGCCATGATCTTACCATTAATAGTCCCTCCCATTAAGGTTTCTTCTTGTCCACCATAGAAATAGTCCAGTAAAATCGCATCCCCTACTTCCAGAAGGTTAAAATCGAGATTATTAGCTGCGGTAAAATCATTGAGGCGTAAATCATTGTCAAAGTTATGATAACCCAAACAATTCATATCGATTTCATATGAAGTAAAAGCCTTGGAGTCGTCATCATTGATCAAAGCGGCTGCATTTTCGGTTTGTTCAATGGGAGGATACAGACTCCACCAACGCATAGTTTGATAAGAACGAGCTAAAAAAACTTTTTGAAATTGGTTGGTATTGAATTCATCAATGACATAGGTTTGAATTCGGTCATCGATTCTTTTGACATTGACCCCATCACAAGCGATAATTCCCCGAATACCTATAGCAACGGCATACCCGTCATAACCAACGGAGGCCATTTTCCCATCGCAAGCTCTATAATCATTGATCTTTTCCCAAAGAAAAGGGGCTTTTGGATCTCCTTGGCGTTGTCTAACCCTCCAAACTGAATTTGTAAAAAATACCACAATTTGATTTTGTAGGGCTCTAGCGGAAACAATCTGATCACCTGTTGGGGCGTCGGCATAATTACCGCCTCCGGGTGTAACGGAGTTCCATAATGAAACGTTATTGGCTGCTGAAAACCGCATTCTTTGGGGGTAGGTAATGACCGAGGAGGTTGCGTTATCATATTCATAGGTATATAAGGCAAGGAGACGATCACCCAAAGTGAATAATAGTTTTGCCCCATAAAGCAGTTCGTTGGCATTGTTGGTAAGTTGAGGTGTAAATAGGGTAGTTACATTATAATTTTGGTTATCGTAATAGCGAATTCCATCTAAATTTGAGCCGTTCCAAACTTTTCCATTCGTAAAATAGAGTCTGTTGGGTAGTTGAGGGGATTGTAATTGAACCGTCCAAACATAATCGAAGGCACTTCCGGACATTATGGGGGTTGCATCTAAAGGCTCGTATTTTTTTGACCCATCGTTATAAACGTTAGCTCTTGTTGTATTGAAAGCGATGTTAATATTGTCAGCATCTTGCCTTAAATACCTCGTGATTCCCATAACTCGGTCTGTATCGGTGATGACCTTGGCGTATGTACCCGCAGCTGTGTAAGCTCCATAAAGGGTGGTATCTTGATCAATTTCGAATGTGAGACCCACTATATTGCTGATGCTAAAGACGCGGTTATTTACCTCGGTCATACCCGTTACGCCTGTGATAAAAACCCTATCTCCAGCTGTCAAACCGGTAACACTTGCTGCAGTTACAACCCCGGGGTTTGCTTGAGTAATTCCGGTAATATTCACTGTCGTGTCTGTTTTGACCAATTGACCAAATTCGTAATACCCATCTCTTTTTTCTACGTATCCATGTCGAATATGGACATTTGTGGCCGTCAAAAACGAGTCAGCAGGTGCAAGCCATGGCTCTACATCGGTATAAATACCCGTTTTAAAAGGGGCAATTAAGATGGGTTCTAAGGACATTATACTCCCATAACTCTTAAAAATATTTTTGAATTAACATTTAAAGCCCCAGGGTTAGCTCTTATTGTAAAATCGGTTGAGCTGTAACTTTGAAGCTTTAAAAGTACTGAATTTTGTCCGTTTTGTTCTGTTAGTTGTATACTAATTGGAAAATTTGTTTGAAAAGAAAAAGGCCATGGTATCGTTATTGTACCCGCGTTAAGGATGCTAGAGGCTGTAACGTCAATATATCCAATAATTTCAAAAAGTGGGTAGCTTGTACCTGTTACGGTAAAATGACCCTGTGAGAAAATTTTATATGTTTTGGCATAAGAAAGAGTCGCATTATTACCGCCTATTGTAACAATTACGGGTGCTTGTGAACTTGCAATAGGGGTTGAAGTAAGTCTAGATTTATTGCTGGACGGATCAATGGCAAATATTTGGGCATTTCCTGCGCTATCATTATCACCATAGATTCGAACCATCGAAGCAGCAGCCGGAGGAGTTCCGCCAGTATTTGCAATATTCCATCTGGGGGGTGCTAGAGAAGTATCACCGCCTGCTATCGCTGTGTTATTGGCTCGAATTACGACGCCAAGGTCACGTATTTTTGTGGTGTCAGCCGGTAGATTCGTATCCCAAGCCATAAAATTCCTTTAAAATGTTGGAACGGAGCGGATATTGAGTAGATTTTGTTCCGTTCTTGTTAAAATATAGGCTACCTGTTCTTTGTAAAGAGCTGTAATGTTGCCGTAAAGATCCATTTCTCCAAAATCTGCTGCAATATTTCGAGATGCCCCATAAGCAATGGTCGGGCCCCATTCATCAAGAGGAGGTCTATCAGTAGCATTAACTAAAGGGTCGGTCACCTTATAGGCTTTACATTGGAAAGTATAAGCCGTATTCGGTACGGGTGAAAATTGCAATTGATTATTGAACATCAAGACATTTTGTGGCAGACCCGGATTGAACAGGGCATACGATAAGTAGATTACTTGTCCATTGTCGGGGGCTGTGTTAAAGGTAACCGAAACTGAACCGCTTAAATAATTTACTACTAATGTCCCTCCAAGGTCACCTACTATGGTCACATTAGAAGTCGTCCAATTTTTGTTAGTATCTTGAAAAGTTTCAACATTATCCGAGCAAATAAGCGTCCCGGGCATGATCGGAAAACCCGTCTGAGTGGTTGAAAAACTAGTCGTCGTGCCATCACCTGTAAAAGGTGTTTGAAAATATAGCTGTAAGGGATTTTGCGCATAAAAAAGGGCCGGATCTTGATACCACAACAAGCTTTGAAAGTTGATTTGAGCCGGTGGAACAAGATTTGTATATCCCTCCGGTAGATCGTAATAGGCTTGGTTGGCCGATGTCACCAGAGTGTAATAGGTGTATTGACGATCCAGTTTTACTTCAGCCGGAAACGTGTACTGGTAATATTGATTAATATAATTATCTATTCTTGTGGTAGATAACTCATCCTCACTATATCGACCAGTTACCTGACGTACTTTAAGCCGAATTGCTGCTAAATCCCAAGTAGCCATTAACCACCAAAAACCTGTCTCATTTGAAATCTTGGTTTTTCACCAATTCTTTGTTTTACCATTTTTCCGGTGCCATCTGGTCTCCAGTCCCAAATAGGGGTAGAGCAAGCCTCTAAATGGCGCGCAACGTGTCTGGGTACTCTATATTTTCCACCGTGCCAAAAACTGAAATTGTGGTAATTTCTTGTGTTACCATAAGGAAATTTAATCGCTAATCCGGGTTCTTCTAAATTATAAAACTCGAACTCACAAATTTCTCTCAAAAATTCTTCTTCTCTGTCGGAACTGGGTACTCTTCCGATGATGGGTAGTCCTTTAAGAAATTTCTCATCGGTTGATCTTGCTTTGTCTTTTAAGGTGCTCATTTTGACCTTTGGTTTTTACCATTTTAGGGGGTAGATGGGAGCATTCTAAGCCCCCATACTACTTTTATTTTTATACTACGGAGTTTTTACCGTAAACAATAACATGTATAACTGACGATGCAGCTTGAGCACCGGTTCCAATTCTTACGAAATTTTCCCCAATGTTTTGTGTTGCAATCGGCGATCCTGAAGAGTTGGAAACTCTTGTCAAGAATCCTCCAGAAACATAAACCCCATAAGCTGAGGTATCGGCTGTAAGGGTAACGCTGTTGCCTGAAACGGATGCAACGGTAAATTGCCCATTAAGGCTAGTACCTGCACCGCTGTACGCCACAGAGGCCACTTGCACGAGATCACCCGCTGCAAAACCTGCTGCTGCTGCATTTGAAACCGTAATCACTCCGGGGTTAGCATTTGAAAAACCAGAAATGGCCGATCCATAAACAGCACCAGAACTCAACAACGAAATACCACCAGAAGTGATAAAAGCAGATGTTAGAGTTGCAGCTCCGTTTGTATTTTTTCTTACAATTGCCTCACCGTTAGCCATGGTGTCAGCCCAGATTGCTTCTTGAACTACACCGGGGTTAGCCGATGACCCTTGCGTTGTTTCGTTATAGACCTCTACTTTTGCTGCATCAAAGCCGATATTGATATCCTCATTGACCGGCACTGCCGCAGAAGTAAAACTATATGTAAATAATTGTGACATAATTCCTCCTATGAATGGGTTGCAGTCAAGTTGATCATGAACGCATCATTCAGGATTCTGCTGACAAATGGATGTTGCCAACCTACTGAACCGCGTTGATGTAATGGATCAGCAGCACCAGCAGAACCGAGAGGCTCAATATAAAACTCACCGGTTTCACTTCTTAGGTGGACTACCGCATAAGCTTCACGACCTACAATAAAGTTATTGTAAACCGGAGGAGATGCAGAGCTTACGGAACCGACTGATGTATATAACCAACGGCAATTGCCTGTTGCTCCCCACTCAGAATCAAGAACCGTTTGTTGAGCTGCATATTGTGAAGTGGAAACGAAGTTTGCAACTGCTTCCAGATCATCCAATAAATCAGTATCAATATAACCAAAAAAAGCGGGCCTGATTGGGCTTGTCGCAAAGAGATTGGCGCCCGGGACCACTTCGGAAATCATTTCAGCATCATTACCAAGTAATGTTTTTACAGCTGCGTCAATATCCGCTTTTGTGAGTTCAGTAGGAGTTAGTCCATTCACGCCGTTTGAACATTGGAGCGTCGAACTGGTAGACGCCAATACATCACGGGTGACCTCGTCCATGGTTTGTGCCAAGTTTTGGGCCAATAATCTCGAAGATTCATTCAAAACTCTATCTTCGACTGTTAGCTCTACTTGGTTTGTGATAGTCACAAAGTTTCCATAGAAAGAAACTTGTGCCTTAATATCTGTGGCGGAAAGTGGTGCGCCGGGTGGTGTTACCCCATCCACCAATGGAATTGGTACGGTTGCAAGACGGCTATAACGTCTAAAAACGATGGTGTCTCCCATTTTTTCGGGAAGGATTCTTTTTTGTGCAAACTTTGTGTAGATAAGCTGTGGATAGGCAGTCATCAACAAAAGCCTGTCATAGTACTCTCTAACTGCTGGTGGCAGTACTGCTGTCGTAGTAATTGACATTTAAAACCTCATACATAGCCCAAGTTTTTAGCAATTTCTTTACGAAACTCGTCATCCGACATATCCTTATATTTTTTGGAAGCTTGGAGCCCTGAAACCCCACCAATAGAAGATAACGTTCCGCTTTGAGTTGCATTTTTTACCATTTTTTCTGCGTCCGCATTGCGTTTAGTGGTCTTATTTTGGTTCTTATAGGTTTCTGAGTTCTTAGCTAGATAATAGGCTAGTTCGAAATCTTGGGTATGTTGTAAAGATTGGTATAAACTGGGATTTTGTTTTATTACTTCTGGTAAATATTTTGTTACGACTTCCTGATAATCGGGATATTTTTGAGATATCTTAAGTTCTTCAACGCTCATCCGGAGTTGGGTGTTATACTTTTGGGCGACTTGTTTAAATTGCCCTACGGTCATAACGTCTGTATCGTCCATGCCTTCAAATTCATCGACTTTTTTTTCCGGCACTCTGGATTGATTGGATTGAAGCAGCGAAAGATGATCTTTTATCATTCGAAGTTCTTGTTGCAAGGATTCATTTTGCAGCTTTTGTTCTTGTAAAACGTTAGCTGGTACCATTTCTGGTGCTGAAACCTCTTGAGTGGCGACCTCATTGCTTACGCCCATATCATTTATAGTCATGATTTAGCCCATATTGTTGGCTTCACTTAGTTATATATGCGTTCGGAATGCGTGTTGTTTCCACGATCACTTCATCACAACGCTCTGCTCCGAAATCTTGGAGCTTATCAAAATCGAATGGAACTTGGGGCATATCCACATCCCAATGAACTGTGCCATTTGGATGAACCTCCCCGACGACCATACCGACTTGAGCTTTTGGTTTGACATCGTATGCTTTGATACACTGAACCAAGGTCGGCTTTCCATCTACGACATGCTTTGAGGGTTTCGCAAAAAGGACGATCCAATATTTACCAAGATAATTTTTTCTTGAATTGATGATCTTCTCAATTTGTTTATTTGCATCCTCGATTATAGCATCTCGTGTTTCACCGGTCTCTTGCATAGTCTATCCGTTAATATTCGTATTGAAACGCTTGCTGAGGGTATCCTCTATCGCCTTGTTTCATATATCTCATTCTTCCCATATCTGAATCTTCAGACATAGTATCGATACTATAGACCGGAGAAGCATGACCCATAACTTCGGCCATTCTTCCGCTCATAGTTCCTCTGTAACGGTCATTGGAGCCATATCCTTTAGACATCCCATTTCCGCCATAGCCATTTTTTTTCATAACATACCTCCTTGGGGTGGTGTTTGCTGGGCTAATTGTTGGGCTAACATTTCGTTACCGGCAGGTTGTTGGGGTTGTTCGGCTTGAGCGGATATCGAAATGTCATCATCCTTGATCTGTTCTTCTTGCGTGCGATTGTAAGCATCCAAAAATTTTACAATTTGGAGGGCTTTCATCAGTTGGTCTTGAGAAATATTTTGAATCTCTTGAGCAGCTTTGATGTTATCGAGAGTAGATTTTGCACGGTCTTGAACCGCTTTTGCTGCTCTTTCGTCTTCGAGACCCATGTTCGCCACCGCTCTTGTAAATCTTTCTTTTGAAAGGGCAAGATTGCTGATTGATGTAGATTTTGCAAGTTCGACTTGAGATCCGACCAGCTGGTTTTGGAGCTGTTGTTGCGCTTGTGCTGCTTGCATGATCTGCTGCTGGTTTTGCGTAATCTGCTGTAATAAATTGGTTTTGCCTTGAATTGGGGCTGCTTGTATGAGCATATCTGGTGTAATTGGGCTGGATGAGGGCTGATCTGTTAAAGCCTTTAAATCCATCAATTGTCGGAAATACATTTGCTGTTGGGTGTCTGTTAGCACGCCTTCTTGCACTATAACATCGAATTTTGTCAAATCTTTATTATAAAATGCATCTGTTGGCTCTTCTCCAATAATTCTCGCTACTTTTTCAGGACTCCAAGACTGAATCAGTTTCAAAACTTTTGAAGAGAGGTTTTTTTGAGAAAAACGCAACTTATCAAATACGGTTTGTAATCCTGTAACGCTGGACGCTTGACGAAGCATTGTTAAAAGTCCAGAGTCGTTACCGCTAGAGGGTATGCCGAACATGGAATCGTTAACGCCAATTATTTCTTTCATGTCTTTGTCAAACAGATCTTGTAACTGGAACATCGACGGGGGTATTTGTGCCGGTTGTAACCTTTCTACGGCTCCGGAGTTTTTCTTTTTCCAAATGACTTTACCTTGGGACGTTTGAAATAGGGATCTTGGATTAATAACGGAGTCTTCTTCGGCAATCCATCCGGAATTTATTTGTGAATCTAAAATATCTATCATTTGGGAACGACGTCTATTTGCTTCCCGCTGTGGATCAATCATTGGGCGCATCAAAGACTGCACTTTTAGCTCCCAAAAATCACTTTCGGGCTGAAATGTTGCAACAAACGGAGTGAATGGGTATTCAGACAAGCCGTATTGATCTACCTCCGTCCTCATATACGTTTCATTGCAAATAATATGTTTCTCAATAAATTTTTTGGATCGTTTGATCATTTTCATTTCCGGATATTGCTGGCGGAAAATATCAACTTTAGACCTGTCGCCATCAAATTCCAAAAATTCTCCCGACTCCATGTCTACAAAAACATCAATTTCTTTAAAACCCTGCTTATAATACTCGTTAAAAGCGATCAGTTCTTCCCCGTTGGGTTGTTGTTGGTAGGGTAGCCACGTAAATTTATCATCACGAGACCAGCCAATTTTATGGAGTTGATAGATTTCTTTCTCTTGGCCCGGTAAAAGTGAAGCAGCTTGGTTAACATTTAGATATTTTCGGCGGATCATGTACCCCATGTCAGAGCAATCTAAGCGTGTAAAATAGGGATCAGTGATAAAACCCGAATAGGGTTCTCTACCAAAACGAATGTCACCGTTTATGGGGTCGGAAACGTAATCCATATAGACAGTGCATAGATTCCATCCCGTCTTAAGAGCTCCAGAAAAAGCGTCGGAGATTGCTTCATAACCTCCTCCATATTGCATAACGTACAACATCAGCTTAGTTAACTGGTCGGCTGTTTGTTGGTCTTGATTTTCCACTGGGATTACGACGGAAGAAAGCCGATTTTTTCTCTGATAGCCATCGATTAGATCGATAATTGCTCTTGATCGGTTAAAAACAAAAGCGTTTCGGTTATCTTGAAAAAGTTTCTGCTTTTCTGATGCGTCCCATTGATCACCCAAATAAAACCGGAGATCTCGATCTGCAAGGGGATAATAAGGGTTCCACGCGTAATATGCTTGCGTATAAGCATCATGATATTCATTTACAATGGAAAGATCTCGCGACATCAAAAAACCATTTTATTTTTAGACTAGAATATTTTAATTTACTAATCTATTTTTTACGCTTTTTTGCCAATTTTGCTAACGTTTCCGCCAGTACGGCCCTTTTTCTAGTAATAGGACTTTTAGATTCTTTGGCTTTTTCTAGTTTCGATGCCGGTATGTCTTTCCCTTTTTTAATGCCGAGAGATTCTCTTAAAGCACCGGGTTTTTGAATAGCATCTTTGATCCAGTTTTGGGCCATAAAATTCCAAAGTTTTTTTTAAAGATGCCGAAATATAGATAAATCCGCAATCCTAAATGAAACTTTTTTATTTTAATTTATTTCGTTGTAGATTATGATGTGCTTGTTTTCAAACTATCTTGATAAACATACTTAGATAAACAATTGTAACACCCCGTAAGGGGAAAGGAGTAACGCCCTAGTTGTTTACGAAATTTTGGGGGGGCTGTAAAAGCCCTCTTTTTAAAAATCTGCTCCATTACCAAACCGTTGGCCACTTTTTGATCATAAAGCTAAAGAGCAGAAATCAAGCATTGTTTTTGATCAAAAAAAATCTAGCGCATTACTGAATTTTCAACAACGCCACTTTTTCAAAGCTAAATTAATTCTAGAGTTGGGGTCATTAGCAGTTTTTGCAGAAGTCAGTTTATTTTTCATCCCTTGCATTCTGGAGCAAAAGGACTTCCTGCGGGCTTCTCTTTTGGGACCCGGGTCTTTCTCTGTTACAGCCATAGCAAGCTTAGAACCTGGATTTTCTCGTCTATAGGACTCAATTCCCTTTTTTGATAGACCGCCCGTCTTGGACTGTCCTTCGGCTCTCTGCCAAGCAGGGGTTTTGTATTTTGCCATGGTGACTCTCCTAAAACTTTAACGTGATGGTTTAGAGCGACTAGGTGCATCTGTTTTTACCAATGTCGGTTTGCCACCGACACCCTGTTTTTTAGCTCTTTTGCGTTTTACGGCAGACTCTATTTCAGATCGACTCATTTGTTTTGCTTTTGAGAGAGGAACGCACTTGGGGTAACCCTTTGACTCAAGTTTTGCCTTGGAGCGACCACAGGGCTCAAAAGAACCGTCTTTGCGTTTTTCACCAATGTTTACCCATTTTTCAGCAAACCAGTCTTTAAGACCCATATTGACCGCCTCGGGCTTTATATTCTTTGACCAGCCAAGCGTTGGCGTAAGCGGATGGATACACCTTGAACTTTTTTTTCGCCTCAGCTTTTACAGTGGCATACAACTTTGGATTTTTGGGTACAGCCATATATTCCATTTTTTAACAAAGATAAAAATTGCCAAAAATAAATCCAAGAAGTATTTTAAAATTACTCAAGAACCCTAATCTCAAGAGTGAGACTGATAACGAGCTCATCATCGTTATTGTTAGTTGGGTGGCTGTGTTAACGTTCACGGCCACTTTTTTTTATGGAGAGTCAGATGATTTTTAAACCCAATGGCACACGATTATTAGTCGAGATCATCCAAGAGACAGAAAGTCTTTACGGATCTATAGTGGTCGTAGATCAAAATAAACGTAGCCAACATGGTATCGTTATAGAATGTGGGGTAAAGGAAGATGGGTCGCCAATGCATTTCAAAAAAGGGGATAAAGTAATGTTCTCATCTGTAGCAGGTAGCAATATTAATTTCAACGGTAAAGCTTATCTATTGCTACGTCAAGAGGAGATCTGGGGAACAATCTTAGAAAATTAATCTTGTTGAGTCGTTAGATTCTTCTTTGTTCTTGGTTTTCGTGGCTTTTTAGCATAACATTTTTCAATTTGATCATTCATCGCATCGCAGGTTTGTTTTACCGCTCGCCAATCATTTGTTGATCTTGTGAGAATAACCCTTTTACCAAGAATCCAGCTTTTTAATTGCATATACAGCTCTTTTATAAAATTTGTAACCATGGCAAAAGGGCTCCATTTAACACGATTTTCCGCGTTTTCCATTACCGTTCATCGATTTTACTGCGGAATAAGCCCCTTTACCCATTGCTTTTTCCATTCCTTTTGATTCTGCTCTTCTGGCACCCATAGATTGGCTTTTTTTGCCTTTCCGCATACCAAGAGACTCATCAAGTTTTGCATTGTAACCTTGCTTTTTCATCAGACCTCCGTTGTCATAAATGTAACAATAGAAAATCTAAACCGAAATTGCAAAATAAAAAAACCGTGCTATTCGAAGTCTCCATTTAATAACACGGAAAACAAAAGGAAGCTATGTTTATGAAATATAATAAAGAATGGATAAATTAAAATCAATGATATTGTCTAAAATAGAGATCTTCGAGCCGGTTTGCTTCCGCTTCTGTCATCGATTTTTGCCGTTTTACGTTGAGAATAATTGACATATACCGAAAACAATCGGCGGAATGAGATGACCAATCGTGTACAGGTCTTTCGGAGAAAACATTATGTTTCTCATTATATGCACGATGATAATTTTCCAACGATTTAATTAAGTAGTTACACTTCTTTTGGTCTATCCAGATTTTTGGGAATAACCCCCGAGCTAGTTCTATACCCTCTTGCACAGGAAGATTTGGTACGATGTTAAAAACGATTCCAAGATCTTTTGCGATTTCCAATCTTGTTTGGGCCCCTGAACCAAGTTCACGCACTTGAATATCATGAGGAGCGTAATGGTCGCTATAATAATAGCCAAAATCATCCGACAATTTTTTGAGTACTTTTGCATAGTGAGATAACCCCTCGCCTGTGTTTTTGTACATATTGATAATGTGTATCTCTTGCCCCAGCTGCTGAACGAAGAGAATTACCGTCTCATCACTAACGCCAAGATCCCAAAAAGTTAAAACCGGTGCCAATGGTTCGTAGGGTACATTAGAAATTCGGCCCTGAAGATCGGCTTGATTCAAAAGCCTTGCAAAGTAGGCCCCTTCAATCCCTTGGTCAAATGAACAATAAAATTCTTGTTGGATCAGATTCTCAGACATGCCCTCAAAACGTTCTCTTTCGATATCGGCTTCACTTAAGACGCCAGTATCCGCCACAGTTAACCGCTCACAAAACCACTCAGGGTTATTTTTTGCCATCAGATACAAATCGTAAGCATGGTTTTTTCCACGGGGAGTAAAATTAAAGATCGCCCAACCATTATTTTCTCGCAAAATAGGCCGAACAAATGCCCATGTTTTCGGATCTTGCAAAGAAAATTCGCTAAAAACGCAGCCAACAGGGTTAATACCGACGTTAATAATCTGATCCGAGCCGATGATTTGAATGATAGAGCCATTGATCAACTTGATTTTCATTTCCACCGAGTTCGGTTTGCCGTCAATAATTTCAGGGGGTATATAATCGATAAACTTCTTGCCGTCTTTATTCGACCCATCCCAAAGAATTCTTCGTCCCAGAGTAGATGTTGGAAAGAAATAGACGTAAGTACCTCGACGATGCCAAAACGCTTGCTTGATCAGCCAGTTAAAACACGCAATCTCTTTACCGGCTCTTCGATGCCAGACCAAAACAGCACGCTTGCACCCATCATCCATAGCACGCAAAAAATTCAGCTGATAAGGGCGTGGATCAAAATTTGGGATTGTGATTTCAGCCATCCGTTACCTCGACAACATCCGCGGAGCTGTTTTTTTGAGCCACATTCTTTGACCATTCAGCACTCGGAGGACAATTTGCACGCTCTTTAGTCCCATAATTGATCACCTTCGCATCGATAGCCTCGTGAGCCGATTTTACGTCGAAAGTTTGTCCAAGTCGTGTCCTGCCCAACCAGATCAACATCGTTATATTGCCACCCATGGCCATTTGGAACTGCTTTAAGCGCAACAATGAGTTGCCTCGCCCCATTTTTGTATCCCGATATTCTGACAAAGTGGTGTTCAATTCAGCGACACACCTCTTGTAAACAATGGTGGGATTCAGGTCTAAATATTGACAGGCTTCATTGATAGAACAGCCCGCTTCAAATAGCTTACCCACATAGTCCCAGTCGATCGGTTGTTGAGCCAAGGCTTCATCATATGTGATTTTTCCCTCGTAAATCGCGTCCAATATATCGTGTGTTATGAGCGGTGGTTGGAATTTGTTTAAGAGATCTTTTTTTGCCATTCGATTTTAACACCGTTTTTTTCCACTTGTAATTTGCTTTTGAAACGCTCGCTTAGCTTTGAGACCTGATCTAAAATGGTATCACATTGAGTAGGTGTTAGTGTGTCTGTTGAAAATTCCACAACGTAGCGATCCCCATCTATAGTCATTGCGGGTCGGCTTTCGGCTGTTTCACCATCGTTTACAACCAAAGACAACTCTTTTTCAGTGAAGCCCCAGTCGAGCAAAGAGGGTACATCCCATTGATC